CCATAGAAAAACTTTGATTTAAGTTTTTCTTCCTTTATCCTATATCCGTAGTATTATATTCGACTTAATATAATACGTCCATATTCCATAGAGGAATTCCATAAAGGATATTCCCACGCGCGCGCGTGAAGGTATACGTTTGGTTCAATCTCGGTTATTGAAATGGCGGTGTCGGTGGAAACCATAGGTTATATTTTGGTTAGGTTTTGGTTTGTGTTTGGTTACACTTTGGTTTGCTTTTGGTTTTCGTTTGGTTCAATCTCGGTTATTGAAATGGCGGTGTCGGTGGAAGAAAAAGCGACCTATCCTCACGGACGTGTCGCTTTCGAGTTTATTAATTATTCACGTTATTCACTATGAGCAAAAACCTATGGTTGTGTCTAAAAGTAGATTGGATAGACGGCCGGGCGCGTCAGTCCTCGTCCTCTTCGGTTTCTCCGCAGAGTTCGCGCAACCGGTCCTCAATGGTGACTGCCGAGTGTACTTCCATATCCACCTCAACGGCTTTCATCTTCGGCGTATGGAACTCAAGCAGGCGCAGTTCCGCGCTGACACGCTCGTTAGCGTCCAGTACCATCATATCCACATCGAAGTCCGACATCTGTATCGGGTTGCCGTCTGCGTCAGCCAGTACCCTTGTACTGAGTATAACACCGTCCTTGTCGGTGAAATCAATCTTGCGAGGACTGCCGTCAGCCTCGGTCTGTGGCTTCGGCTCAAAGTATGCGAGGCTATGAGCGCGAAGATACCCTTTCAGAGGGTTTTCCTTGTTGGGCGTACCCTTTTGTCGCCCACCAGTTTTCTTACCTAATGCCATAACTCAAAACTTAAAAGTTGCCTACAAAGATACAGCCGTAAATTAGCGCACGAATTATAACTTTTGAAACATAGTCAACATGATTGGAAGTTTAGTAGGCGCAGGCTTGTCGGCTGTCGGGAGCATTTTCGGCGGTATATCGGCGAGTAAAGCCATGAAGAAAGTCAAAAAGAATTTGCAGGCGCAGAAGCAGGCAAATCAAGACTGGTACGACCGCCGATACAACGAGGACGCTACACAGCGTGCGGACGCTCAACGCATACTGACTAAGACGGAGGAATCTATTCGCAACCGCAATCAGCAGGCCGCAGGAGCGCAGGCTGTCATGGGCGGTACTGAAGAGAGCGTTGCAGCCGCCAAGGCCGCCAACAATCAGGCTCTCGCCGATGCCACCTCACAGATTGCCGTCAATGCCGAGGCACGCAAAGACCAGATCGAGCAGACGTATCAGCAACGTGACGCGCAGATTAATGACGCGCTCAACAATCTTGAAATGAAAAAGTCCGAGGCTATCTCGTCAGCCGTGCAGGGTGTGGCACAGGCAGGCGCAGGCATAGCAGGTGCTTTTTAATCCTCTCTGACGTATGGCAGGATATACCGAAGAAGAGTACGAACAGAGCCAAGACACCACTCCAGTTGACCCTCCAAAAGGGTCAGCGGACTGGGCCGGGCAGAACAGCGGTGACAACGCACCCGAACTGAAACCGACACCCAACCCTGCCCCCGGTACATTAGAGGCTTATGAAGCACAGCAGACCGTCACGCCTCCGACTGGCGGTGCATCAACCACGCCCACACCTCCGCAACCTGCGGAAGCCCCTGCGGCCTCCACCGACACGGAACACCAAACTCCTGCGCTCTCGCCCGAACAGCAACAGCGCGTGGACGCTACCGCCGGAACTGACCGCCAAATCAAGACCATTCAAGACTGGATGGACTCGGAAGAGAACCGACCCGAAACGCCCGAACAGCGCAAGAAGCGTGAGCGCAGGGAGAAGTCGAAACGCATCATCGCCGCCGTCAGTGACGGTATTTCGGCGTTGAGCAACCTTTTCTTTACGACCCAGTATGCCCCCAATATGTACAACCATGAAAAAGGGAGCATGACTACCGCTGTGGGGAAACGCCTTGATCAACTCAAAGCCGAACGCGAAAATAAGCGCGACCAGTATCTGAACTTCTCCCTCAAACTCGGCGACCTTGAGAATCAGCGTGCCGCTACCCTGCGTGAACTGGAAGCACAGCAGGAACGGCAGAAACTCGCACGCGAAAAGGCTCAACGAGAGGCAGAGGCGCACGGATGGCTTGCAGCTCTGCAACCCGACAAACAGCGCGAGCAGGCAGGAAAAGCCAACAAAGCCGAGCAGGAAGCCATTACCGCACAGGCAGAAGCCGAGGCTGCTCCCGAAATGCAGAGAGCAAAACTCGCCACCGAGAGGGCGCGTAGAGGAAGTTATGACGCATCTGCCGCAAATTCCCGTGCATCTGCGGCCGCTCACAACCGCTCCAACGTGTCGGAGTTCTCTGCATGGGACGAACACGGACACGAGCATAAGTTCCGTACCAAGGATGCCGCCGAAGCCTATGCCAAACAACACGGCACATGGCAAGAGGTGGACGAGACCGAAACCACAGATACCTCACGGACTGTTGGGTCGCGTACTTCCAAAAGCACATCGACCAAGACCAAGAAAGGCGGTCATGCAGGCAAACCCAGTCCGACTGGTAAACAATCACCCACCGCATAATCACAACCAATTATGGCAAAAGATAAAGTATCAAACCTATATAGCGCATTCGTCAAGAGCGGCTATGCGATGGAGTCAGAGGCTCAGTTCCGAGAGAACCTCAAAGACCCGAGAAAGCGCAAGGCCGCCTATGACGCGCTTGTCGCTGACGGATACCAAATGGAACCGTATGCAGATTTTGAGAGCAATATCGGGTTTGGCGCACCCAAACAACAGCCTGCCACAGCAAAATCCACAGCAAAAACAACGTCCACTCCTGCCCCGACAGCGCAAGCCCCGACCCAGTCAGCACCTGCGACCGCGCCTCAACAGCCACAGCAACCTGCATGGCAACCCACCGAGCAGGAGAAGATACGAATGTCGTATCAGCTGCACACCATGCTGAACGATTTCAATCAGCGTTCAAGAGAGCGTATTGCACAAGTTCAACGCATGACCGAGCCGCTCACAGCCGAGGGCAGGAAGAAGAGAACCGCCAAGAAGTTCCAAGCGCAACTCGCAGGCACAAAGACTACGGCAGGAATCGGTCTCAAAGCACCGTCCAGTCCTATATACGATGGCGGTTCGCCACAGCCATACGGCGTGAAGTATGTTGACGGCAAGCCAGTAACCCAGTGGCTCATGCCCGATGGCAGTCTGACCACAAGCCAGTTCGCGGCCGACCGCGCAGAAGAAATAGCACGACGCAAACGCCTTCAACATGAGTTTGAGAACCGCATGAAGCAGAATGGACTTAACCCTGCCAAGCAGGAAGATGTTCGCAGGCAGGCACAACTGGATTATGAAGCACCGATGCGCAAGGTGCTTGAATCAGTTTGGGCCAATGCAGAAGCAGAGGACAAGGCCGCAGATGAAGAGTATGCACGACAGGTCAGTGAATACAACAAAACCCTCAAAAGCAGCATCCGCGCTTTCGGACCGGACGGTATGCCGTTACCGCAGGCCGAAGAAACCCTCCGAGATTATGACCGTCACATCAAGCGCAAGGAGACATTTGACCTTGAGAAAATGGCGCAGACCATTTACGCCAATCTGCCCGATAGTTACCGCCAACAGCAGATACAAGCCTACACAAGTTATTTCAAAGAACATCCCGGCGAGTTAAAAGGCAAAAGCGTACAGCAGGCGGCGACTGAGGCATTGCAGGGCGAGATATACAACGCCGTGTATCAGCGAGCCGTAGCAGCCCGTATGCCTAAAAGTAAGACGGAATTCTTCTTACGCAAACTCGCCGACCAGCCTTTCATATCGCAGGATTGGTGGTGGGATAAAATAGCCGCTCAACGCACCGGGTCGTGGGGCATGAATGTGGCAGACATGGACGCAATGTCGCAGTATGGAGCGCAGCACCGCGCTCTTGATATTACTGGCACAATTGTGAACATGGCTATAGATCCAACCACATACATTTCCGGCGGTGTAGGCAGTGTCGCAGGCAAGCAGGCGTTGAAGGTAGGCGGCAAGATGATGGTAAAGAACGCGGTCAAAGACGTTGCGGAACGGTATGCAGGCCGGACTCTCACCGGGAGAATAATTGCAGGAGCCGCAGGCGGAGCAGCCAATTTCGGAACATACGAGGCACTCAAAGACATTCAAGGTCAGATTGCAGTAGGCGGTTATATCAACCCGGAGACTGGAGAGAACGAGGGCTTTTCGATGGGGCAGGTTCTGAAAGCAAGCGGCCATGGCTTTGTTCTCGGCGGTGTGACTGGCACATTCTCTCCGATACTCGGTAATGTAGCCGATAAATATGTCAAAGCGACCACAAGTACCGCAGGAAAAATCGGAATACGCACTGGGGAGGTTGCTGTATCGACCCTTGCCGAGGGTACGATATTCTCCGTTCCCGAATGGATAAACGGCGATGCCGATGCAATGGACGTGTGGACTGACAACATGGCCATGATGCTTGGCTTCAAGGTAAGCCACGGTGTCAAGAGCGCACCGCGCGTCATCGCCAGTCTACGCCCAATCAAGCCAGTTAACGGCCGACCGCTGACGCAGGCAGAGCGCAACCATAATCGCATGGATTTCGAGGAACGTCTGCGCAGGATTTTGGACGCAAGTCCGAGCGACTTGTCGTTTACATCCGATGAGCGTGAAGAGTTGCGCAGAGCAGGATATGGCGAACTCGCCGACCTGTTCAGCCGTGACCGAGTGCAGGACGTTCAGCGACCCGACATTGACCCTGCCGAGGGCGCGATCGAGTTGAGAGCCGAGCGCGTTGAGGCTGAAACAATCAGTCGCAATCCCGAATTTGATGGCTATTCCTCAATGGAAGAACTCATGCAGGACGGAAGAGTCAGCCAGTCCGCACGCGCAAAAGCCTACTACATTCTTACTGGGCGCAGGCTTCCTATGGCGTCAGTCACCGGGTACACCACCAATACTGACGCTGATGGACGTGTGACTGTCAACTCCATAGCCGCCAATGGCGAGGTTGTTACCAGTCGTACATTCAAGAATGAGCAGGAAGCCAAGCAAGAAACCGACAACATCATGCGTCAGGCAGAACTCAACTCGGTTGACGTTGGTGAACGATACAAGGAAGCCGTTGCCGATGATATGGTGCTTGATGCCGCTATCAGCGAGGTGTCGCCCGGTGCCGACCCTGCAACCATCAAAAGAATCTACCGCGCTGTCAAGGCAGGCAACAAGGACGTGACCGAATCGCAGAAGCAGTTGGTTGAGTTCCTTGATGACGCTATGGAGCGCAACCGTGACATTGCAGACCGCTATCGCCCCGAAGCAATCCGCGAGGCTCTGAAAGAGGAAACTGGCATTGATGTAGATGCAGCTCTGCGCAAGATGCCGAGCAAGCGCACCGAAGCGGAGCAGGCTGTTGTCAAGTCGTATCTTGAAAGGCTCTTCCCCGAAGAGGCACGTCAGCAGACCGCCGAGCCTACCGCCGAGCAGGCAGAGGCACAGAGACAGTATGAACAGGGCCGTGAATTGTTCGGACGTTTTGAAGAGGGCGACCCGACAGTGCAGGCTGACGTGGATGCTATCGCCCTGCGTATGCAGGAAGCCTACCAAGCCGTTGAGGACGCTTTCGGTTCGGAAGCGGAATATTATATGTTCCATCTCAATGAAAATCCATGGTCGTTGGTCAATGACCCCGAACTGACCGTGGAGCAGAAAGACGCTGTCCTCTACTACATCAATGCAAAGGCGGCTCTTGACGGCGTTATGGACGCTTCCAACGAGGTAGCCGACCGCAAGCGTGCCGAGGTTGAGGAAAGCGTGGCAAAGCGCACCCACAAGGACAACGGCGTGATTATCCCTGCCACCATGAAAGTGGATGACCGACAGGTCTATATCGTCAAGGGCGATGTCGTAATGTTCCCCGATGGCTCTGCCGTTGACGTGCGCAACTCTTCGGAGAGTGTCGTTGTCATGGACGCGCAGACTGGGGAATATCAGTTTACATCCCCCGACCAAATCTTCCAAGTATCCGAGGCTGTTAATCCGCAGGACGAACTGGACACCGCTTTGTCGGTGATCGAGCAAGAGCAGATGAATATCTTTGGCGACAATGCCGTTGCCCCCGAAGATTCTGCCACGGATGCAGAAGAGCCACAGCAGGATGAAATAGCCCCATTCGCCCAGCCTGCTGAAGCGGAAGCACCTGCGACCGCCGACACTTCCGAATATGACCGAGGTTATGAGCAGGGATTGGAGGAAGCGGCAAAGGCTGATGATGCATGGATAGCAAACCTCATTAAGATTTACAGCCAAAATACTCCCGAATCAATGTCCGAGACCATGAAAGGTCAGTTGGACGCATACATCTACGAGCAACAGCGCCGGGCGCAAGCCGTTCCCAATCCTGCCGAAAACCCAGTTGCAGACGCTGAAACTGCGCCCGAAACGATCCCAAACGCAGAAAACGGACAGCAGACCGCACTCTCTCGTATCCCCCTCAACGAGAAAGGAGAGCCGAGTTTTGAATCCGTGGATAAAGAAACGGCCTGGGATGGACTTGTTGAGGCTGTCGGTGGTGAGGATGATGCCGTTGAAATCGCGTTGGCGCAGGTTCAGCAGGCGACCGCCGACCTCGAAGCACTCAATAAGAAGCCGCCGACAATGAAGGCCCCCAAACTGAAAGGTTCGCCCATGGCCATGGCAGAAGCCAAGCGCAAGGCGGCCGAGCAGTATCAGAACGACCTCGCCCAGTACAATCAGCAGATTGCCGAGGCGCAGGCACGCATTGACGCATGGAACGGCATTGTTGCAGTCCACAACTCACGCAAAGCCGAATTGCGCCGTCAGCAGGAAGATGAACGCCGACAGCGTGATGCAATCGCCCATGATGAGGCTGTCGCCCGATTTAAAGAGGAACAGCGCATCAAGGCAGAGAAGCAGGCCGAGCAGGAGCGCGTAGGCGTTCATGCCGTCAATCCAAAGATTAAGGACAAATGGGACGCAGCTGCCAAAGTTGAGGGCAATGCAGATGCAATCACCCTGCCCGATGGCTCAACTCTCACAGGTCGTTATGTGCTGACTGAAGCAGGAGCCGCCTCGCCGAGCCATGACGTGAACAATGCCTATCAGCCTACCGAGGGCTTCCCGATTGACGAGAACGGCCAGAGCGTCAATGACCGCGACTATATGCACGACAAGGACGCACAGCAGATTGTAGAGGGCATGGCAAGCAGTTATGACAACCGCGCCCTGCAAGACCCCGTAATCGTCAGCAAGGACGGAGTTGTGCTTTCGGGCAACAACCGCACCATGTCGGGCGACCTCGCCGCAGGCAGAGGCACTGACAAGGCATACGTTGACTATCTCGCCCAGTTCGGGCATAAGAAATTCGGCTTTACCCCGGAGCAGGTGGCAGGCATGAAGAATCCTCGCGTGGTGTTTGTGCCGGACGAGGCTCTTCCCTACGATGCTACAACCTTTGCGCGGTTCAATGCGCAGGAGAAGAAATCGCAGGGCAAACCCGAAGCCGCCGTGAAACTCGGCAAGATTGTCCCCGACAATGTTTTCAACAGCATTGTCAATGACATCAGCCATTACGACCGCCTCTCGGACTACTACGCTAACGAGAAAGCCGTAGCGCAGGCACTGGGCGCACTCATGCAGGCAAAGGTCATCAACGACAAGCAACTGCCCGAAATGCGTACTGGTACGGCGTTGTCGGCTGCAGGAAAGGAACTTATCGAAAACACCCTTATCGGCAAGGTTTTCCAAGCCTCGCCCGATGCCGTGCGTCAGATTATCTCCGTTCCGACCCTGCGCCAGTCAATCGTCATGGGATTGAGCGAGATTGCCAACAACCACACACTCGCCCGAAACGGCTATGACATCAGCGATGAACTTGCCAAAGCAGTTGACCTTGTCGCCCGTGCTAAGACTGCCATGCCTGACGTTTATACCGATGGAATGCCAGTATCGCCTTTCGGACGTATGCAGGGATTGTTTGATGACGAGTTCGGCGACAGCCGTGTGACTGACGCGACAACGCTCCTGCTTGCAGACATACTCAACAGCGGACGTCCGAGCGACCTTCGCAAGATTTTGACCACCTACAACAACGAGGCTTCGCAGGCTTCGGGCGGTCAGATGGATATGTTCTCCGGCTCGATCCCCACAAAAGAAGAAATACTCACAACCGTAAACGAACATTTCAGAAATGCAACCCCAAAAGAACAGCAGGCACTCGTGGACGCTGCCATTGCGGAGCGCAAGCGCAGAGCCGAAGCAGACGCAGAACAGCGTGAACGAAGCGAGGCAAGTGAACAAACTCCGAATGATGATGAACGCAGTGCAGTGCCTCAACAGCCAACCGCAGACGGCGGCACAGAGTTAGAACCGCTTGCCAAAGACCGCAACGACATTCACGAAGATACGCCCGAAGAGGCCGCACTCCGCGCACGAATTAGCGTGGGCGATGAATGGGAAGAGAAAGGCCCCGCGCCCGACAAACCCATCTACAAACGTAAACTCTACGTTGACGGCAAGTATGAGGTCATCCAAACGGACGCTCCCGACAAGAACGGCTCATATACTGGCAGTCAGTTGACCTTTGACGGCCGCGACTTCGGCGACCTCAAAGAGATTGCCGACTACATTGACGGCGGTATGCAGGCACAGCAGGCAGAACCGACCGAGGCGCAGAAAGCCGCAGGCAACTACAAGATGGAACATCGCCGTGTTGACGGCTACAACATCAGCATAGAGAATGCCAAAGGCAGTGTGCGCCGTGGTACTGGTGCTGACGGCAAGCCGTGGGAAACCCTCATGCATAATGACTACGGATATATCCGTGGCACAGAGGGCGTGGACGGCGACCACATTGACGTGTTCCTTTCCGACACTCCCGAAGAGGGCGATGTGTTTGTCGTTGACCAAGTGAACAAGGACGGCTCGTTTGACGAGCATAAGGTGATGTACGGCTTCCCCACGGAGCAGGCTGCGCGTGATGCATACCTCTCCAACTATGAGCCGGGTTGGACCGGCCTCGGAGCGATTACCCACGTCAGCAAGGATGAGTTCAAGAAGTGGATTCAGTCGAGCAGACGTAAGACCAAACCCTTTGCCGAGTACAAGAGCGTCAAACCCATTGAGGGCAACGGCATGATTGGACGCTCCCTCACCGATAAGGAAGCAACGGAATTGATTGAGCGAATGGAAGCAACTGCCGAGATTGCTCCAACAATTGAACTCACTCCCGAAAACTGGATTGCCCACTTCGGAGAGGACGGCACTGTTGAAACTCCTATCGGCATTGTCAAGATGGGTGCTAACCAGTTGCTTAAACTCTACTCTACCAAGCGTACTGGCTATTTCGGCATGATTCATCCGACTCTCAACATTCCCGATGTAATCCTTGAGGAAGCCGACCCAAAGGAAGGCTCTGAACGAGATAGCAAATATCTTTTTGTTAAGACATTTGTAAAATCAGACGGCTCTCGCATTGTTCACTTTGAATCCGTGACCGTCAAGAAAGACGGCATGGAAGTGTCCATCAGTAGTCATGAGATAAAGGACAAGTCATTAAAAAACAAGATGCAGAACGACATTGTCCTGCACCTTGATGAGAAATTGTCCCCCAGTTCTGAATTGCACTTAACCGAGGCTCCGAGTGAATCGGAGGGACCGGACCTTGTTCCTACGTCCGACAATATTGTTAAAGGGGAAGAGCGTGAGGACGGGCAACTCCTCCTACTGCCCTCCGAATCTTCGGAGGAGGCCGGTACCCTTTCCGGCCCTACGCTCGACTCGCCTACTGACCGCAAAGTTAATACTTTGCCAGCAGATAAACAAGCGGAGAGCGCGGAAAGTTTTGAACCGTACACCATTACGGCTACCACCTATACCAACAAGAAAGGCAAGACGAGCGATGTTCACCTTGTCAAGTTCAACCGCGAACTTACCTCCGAGGAAAAGGCGGCTCTTGACACGTTCATACGTGAGCCTCTCACCGAGGGGAAGAAAACCTCTCGCGGTTGGTATGACCGAAAGCAGGGCGGTTACATGATGCGTAGTGAAGAAGCAGCACGCCAACTCGCAGAGATGATTGGCAACGAGGAAGCGGTTGCGGACGCACAGCCCATGACTGCCGAGGAACTCCGTGAGGCTGTCGCTCCTGCGGCTTCTGCCGAGAAGAAGCCTGCACGGAAGCCGAAGAAAGCACCTATCAACCGCGTCAGCCTTGAAGATGTGATGACCGACCTATCGACCAAAGGCGAAACCAAGTTGAGCGACCACGCCGAGCCTGTTAAGTCAGTAGAATATAAGGAGGGCGATATTGTGGAACTGACAACTGGCGACCGTTTTGTTATACGTCATATTCGCCCGAATGGTACGATACACGGACGCTATGTGCAATCAAAACTACACGGCAATGATGTGTCGGGATTACGTTCCGAAAAAATCAAGCGAGTTTTGGATAGCGCAGAGATAAGACCGACTACTGGAAGTAAACCTGCCGAGCCTGTCAAGGCAGAGTCGGAGCAACAGCATGAAATAAGCGATGAAGAAATGCAGTCGCTACTCGGCGACATACGCGATATACTGGGTATCGGCGAGGACGAGGGCGACACCAACATCAAATTCCGCGACCCCGGCGAACTCACACCGCAGGAGCGCATGAAGCTGCAATCGGCAGGTATCCGTGTTGCTATGGCTCTTGTTGAGCGTGGTACTACATCTTTTCCCGACTATGCCACCAAGATGGTTGGAATGTTGGGCGACAAGATACGTCCGTGGCTCAAATCGTTCTATGAGGGCGCACGCTGGACACCCGGCTACGAGAAATATGACTTTACCCCGACCGAGCAGGTTGCAACCTTTGACGTGCAGAACTTTGACAAGAAGCAGTCAGACCCAATCGCGCAGGCGGCGATGATTGTTGAGGAACGCAAAGCCTCAACCGCTTCGGCGCAGGCGTATAAGGAATTAACCGAAATACGAAACAATAACCGCAAAGAAAATGACAAGCAGAGAGAAGCAGATACAGCAGCTCTTGCAGAAAAAGCAGAGGCTGTTGCAGGCGAAGCAGAAGTTACAGCGCAAAGCGCAGGAACTGGAGAAGCAGGACGCAAGCGCATCCTCCGCGACCTCAAACGAGTAGATGATACCCTTGAAGAGGTCAACGACCAGTTGGCACTTCTCGGTTACTACGAAGCCGAAGAGGTTGACAAGGATTTCAACGAGGCATACGGCTATATGCGCAATGCCGAGAAGAAAGCCGTCAAGGATGCAGTTGATCTCGCCAAACAACTTGTGAACGACCTCGGCCTGGGACTTGACAAGGTGACAGGCGCGACCACCGCCAACCGTGGCAAGAGAAAGAACGCCGTTACTGCGAATATCGCGCCCGCAGGTGGTGACATATCCATACGCCTGCCCCTCAACGAGGGCCGCGAACTCTACATTACTATCGGACTTGACCCGTCAGTAACGCCGGGTGATGTGACATACAGCGGAGATAACTTGCAAGCCACTCGCATCATGTACCGTGTTGAATGGCCCGATGAGAAAGGTCATGTGTCGTTTGACCGCATGGGGCGTAACTGTTGGGCTGATGCCAACGTGACCTATGCCGACCTGCTTAAAGGTATTCAGCGCGAGGCCAAAGAGTATCTTCCATCCTCAACTCCTGCCGAAGCCGAGGAAACCCACAATGGCTACAAGATAGGCGATGAGGTCATGTGGGACCGTTACGACAATGGCAAGTGGGAGAAAGTCAAGATTGAAGATTTTGATGCAGACGGAAGCCCAATCTTTGAGGCCGTCAAAGGTATCATGTCCGAAAAGGGCGATTGGAGTCGCGTCAAGCCTGCCAATGGCATATTCGGCGAGGCACAGCGTGTCGCACGCGCCGAGCAGGAGAAAAAGAAATCTGCCACACCTGCAAAGAAGAAAAGCTCAGTCAAACCCGAACAGCCTGTCGCAGACCTCTTCGGCGGTTTGTTCGATGAACCCATAAGCAATGAAAAGAAAACTGACGTACAACCTCGCCCCGGCACTGCCGAGCGAGAAAGAGGACACGAACCTCAATCGCATGAACCGTTGGGAGAGAGCCAGCGGATTGAAGTTAAAGGAACTGACGGACGAGGAATGGGTGGACGTAGTAGCGTCAATCCTATGTCTGACGGAGAGCGAGGCGCAGGCGTATCTCGAAAGCCTAAGAGCCAACCGGTAGCCGAGCCTCTTCCCGAATCGGAGCGGAAGAATGTCCGCAACAACCATGCCGAGCGCGGTGTTGACTATGCCCCCAGAGGCGAGGACGCACGCATCAAGGCTAACATGGACGCAATTGAACTTGCCAAGCGGCTGCTTGACGCAGGCGAAACCGCCATGCCCGAACAAATGGCTGTACTCCGTAAGTTCAGCGGTTGGGGTGGACTGGGCAAGGCTTTCAATGAGCAGGGCTACACACCGAATCCGATTGCCAAACGACTGAAAGAACTACTGGGCGAGGACGGCTATCAAGACGCTGTTGACAGCCGCCGTTCCGCATACTACACTCCTGCCGAGGTCATAGACACCATGTGGGATGTTGCACGCGCTATGGGCTTCAAAGGCGGTAATGTACTTGAGGGTTCAGCAGGTATTGGCAATATCATCGGTCTCATGCCTACCGACATGAGTGAGCGCAGCTCAATCCATGCCGTTGAGATTGACCGCACCACTGGCGGTATCCTCTCGTTACTCTACCCGGATGCCAAAGTAGAGATACAAGGCTTTGAGAAAACGCGAGTGCAGAACGGCACCGTTGACCTCGCCATTACCAACGTTCCTTTCATCACTGGCGCGAAAGTGTTTGACGAGACAGGCGACAAAGACCTCTCCAAGAAATTCCATGACATCCACGATTTCTGCATTGCGAAGAATATCCGCAAACTCCGCGAGGGCGGTATCGGCATATTCATCACGTCAAGCGGAACAATGGACAATTCAAAGGAACTTCGCCTTTGGATTATCGGCGAGGGCAATGCGGACGTTGTAGGTGCTTTCCGTATGCACAACAAGACATTCGGAGGTACCGGGGCAACCTCGGACATCATCGTTGTGCGCAAGCGCGTCAACGGCAAGCCGTCACCCAACGCCATAGACGTGACTGATGCAATAGGCGTGCGTGTGGCTGACTACGATACTGGCGACACACGCAAAGTCAAAGGTCAGGAAATTCCCATCATCAAGCAGTACAGCATGATGTACAACAAATATTTTGCGGAACACCCGGAGAATATGGCAGGCGAGATGATGTTTAACTTTGAACGAGGGGAAACACGCTTCCCGACCAGTCGCGCCCTCTTCCCAGTCAAGGGAAAGGAACAGTCGAAGATGTTGGCCGAATGGGCAGGCAGTTTCGCCGACATGGAAGAGGAAGCCACAGCCGCGCCGAAAGTCGAAGATGAGATAACCCGAATCAATGAGCAACTCGGCGAGGGTGTCAAGGAGGGAAGCATGGTGCTAAACTCGCAGGGCGAACTTTGCATGGCACGAATGGGCGAGGCTGTTCCTCTCGGACTGAACAAAAACAAGGTCAAGGGTCACACAAAAGCGGAGTGCTTCAAAGCATATTCGGCTATCAAGAAAGCGTTGTCTGATGTGCTTGAATACCAGTCGAGCAATGAGGGTGACGAGGGACTTGCACCTCTTCTGAAAGAGTTGAACCGCGCCTTTGACACATTCACACGCACCTACGGCAACCTGCATAAGAACACCGCAATCTCATTCCTGCGCAACGATGTTGATTTCTCAAGCATCCTCGCATTGGAAACCTATTCCGAGAAAGGCGACAAGAAAGGTAACAAGGTTGTCAAGGTCGGCAAGACCGACATCTTCAGCCGCCGAGTTATTGACACCGATAAAGAACCACAGCCTACCACCATCAAAGACGCTATTCTCGCAAGCCTCTATAAGAGTGGTGGTGTTGATGTGGAGTATATCGGCCAGGCACTCGGCAAACCGACCGAGGAAGTGAAACGCGAAATCGTGTCAAGCGGACTTGGCTTTGAGAATCCGTCGACCGGCACTATGGAGGTATCGTACAAATACCTCTCGGGCAATGTGCGCGAGAAACTGCACATAGCGCAGGAGAACAACACGGACGGCAGGTATGACGCGAATATCAAGGCTCTTGAGGGAGTTATGCCGATGACCATACCTGCACACCTCATTGAGTTCTCCTTGGGTTCATCGTGGGTCGAGCCGAAACTATATGAGGACTTCGTGTATGAAAAGACAGGTCTGCGCGTCACCCTCACCAACGCAGGCGGTACATGGTTTATGAAAACTCCGTGGAGTACGTTCAACGAGAAGAACCGCTCTATGGCTGTTGTCAGTAAGATGTGTGACAAGACTATCATGGGTCACGAACTCATTGAAGCCGCCATCACCAATAGGCAGATAACCGTCAGCAAGACCGAGAAGCACTATGACGGCTCTACCGAAACGATAACCGATAAGGCTGCCACAGCCGAGTGCGGCACCAAGGTTGACGAGATACGAGCAGAGTTTAAGGATTGGGCGCGTGAACATATGCAGGCTGACCCTGCAATGTCGGCACGCATCGAGCAGACCTACAACGACCAGTTCAACAACTATGTGCCTATGTCTATCCCGGACGAGTTCGTTCCCCAGCACTTCGGCGGTCAAGTCAGCGAGCTGCACGGCCATCCCTTTGCCCTGCGTCCTCATCAAGGCAGAGCCGTGGTAAGAGGAACTACCGAACCTATCCTGCTTGCGCATGAGGTTGGTACTGGCAAGACCTATACACTCATCACTACGGCTATGGAAATGCGCAGACTCGGCACAGCACGCAAGCCTATGATTGTCGTTCAGAACGCGACAGTCGGTCAGTTTGTGGAGAGCGCAAAGGAAATCTACCCCAACGCAAAGGTGCTGACGATTGAGGAAGCAGACCGCACAGCCGAGGGCCGCAAGAATTTCTATGCTAAAATCAAGTACAACGACTGGGATATGATTGTTGTTCCCCAGTCCGTATTTGAACGCATCCCCGACAGCGAGGAGCGCGAAATGGCATACGTCAAGGACATCATCGAAGAGAAGATGAAAGTCCTTGAAGCCATGCGCGAGGCAGATTCAGACGGACGCAGTATGATTGTTCGCCAAGCCGAAAAGGAACTTGCCGAGCAGGAAGCGCGTCTTGCCGAACTGACCGAAACGATGCAGGGCAAGAAGAAGAAACGCGATGAAAAGCGCGAGGCCACCACTCGTCAGAATGCCGAGGTTCGCGCACTGGAAATGCTTGACCGTGAGGTGGACGATGTAGAGAACTTTGACGATATGGGCATTGACGCAATCCTTGTGGACGAGGCCCACGAATACAAGCACCTCGGCTTCGCCACCGCCATGCAACGCGGAGTAAAAGGCGTTGACCCCTCTTACAGCAAGAAGTCGCAGGGTGTATTCCTTAAGGCGCAGGCTGTCATGGAGCGCAATAACGGACGCAACGTAGTGTTTGCGACTGGTACTCCTATCTCCAACACAGCCGCCGAGATATGGACGTTCATGCGCTATCTCATGCCAGTTGACACGATGAAATCCTACGGCATCTACTACTTTGACGATTTTGTCCGCAACTTCGGCAACATCGCGCAGATGGTAGAATTCTCCACCAACGGCAAGTTCAAAGAGAACAATCGCTTCGCAGGATATGTGAACCTGCCGGAAATTGTGCGTATATGGAGCAGTGTCGCCGATACTGTCCTCACACGCGAGGCAGGCGGTGTCAGCGACAAGATTCCCGATATGGAAGGTGGTAAGCCGCAGGACATCTACCTGCCGCAGACCCGCGCCCTGCGTAGTGTCATGAAGTATGTCAAGGCTGAACTTGACCGCTACGACAAGATGACTGGCAAGGAGAAGAAAGAGAACAGCCATATTCCGCTCACAATGTACGGTATTGCAAAGGCAGCCGCCGTTGACGTGCGTCTTGTCGTTCCCAACGCAGAGGATGACCCCAACAGCAAGACCAATGCGACCGTGCGCGAAACCTTACGCTCACTCCGTGACAGCGAGAAATACAAAGGCACCGTTGCAATCTTCTCCGACAACTATCAGAATAAGCAGAGCGGATTCAACCTTTATGAGGACATTCGCAAGAAACTCATCGCCGAGGGTGTTTCTGCAGAGCAGATAGTTGTCATCAAGCCGGGCATGACTGTCAAGAGGAAACTTGACATCTTCGAGAAAGTCAACGCAGGTGAAATCCGTGTCATCATGGGTTCAACCTTTACACTCGGTACTGGCGTGAACATACAGGAACGTCTGCACACCCTCATACATGTGGACGCGCCCAACCGTCCGATGGACTACACTCAGCGCAACGGGCGCGCCCTGCGACAGGGAAACCTGCATAAGGATATGGGCATCCCAGTCCGCATTATCCGCTTCGGCGTTGAGGACAGCCTTGATGTAACCGCATATCAGCGTCTTAAAACCAAAGGCGCGATAGCCGATTCAATCATGAACGGCTCAAAGATGATGCAGAACTCAATGGAGAACCGTGTACTGGAAGAGGAAGAAGATTCTTTCGGCGACATGACCGCGCAGCTTTCGGGCAGTGAGTATGCCATACTGAAGAATCAAGCCGAGCGCGAGGTGCGTAATCTTACCGCCAAGCAGAAAGGTCACGACCTTGATCAGATTTATGTCCACAACCAGTTGCCAAAGGTTGAGGGCTTCATCAAAGGTGCTGAACGCCGCATCGAGATTGAAACCAAGAACCTTGAAATAATCGGTTCACACTTCCCCGACGGCACTATCAAGAAGATAACCATCGGCAAACTCACATTCGACAGCGTAGCCGCTATGGAGGATTTCTTCAAAGAGCAGAACGCCAAGATGAACGAGGCGGCCGAGAATGTCCGTGAGGGTGCTGACAACTACACCAGTAAACTTGTGGTCGATGTTGACGGCTTAAAATTTGAGGTCACAACGACCGTCAGCCGAACCGTTGACAGCAAGGGGCAAGGCACTCTGACGTTTGAGCCGGAGCGCAATGTCACATACTCCTGCGAGGAACTCGGCATTAAAGGCCAATCCATCAAGGGCAACCGTCTAAAGAACATAATGCAGAAAATCTCCGAGGACATTGTGACAGGCAGAGAGAGCCGTGAACTCCTTAGCAGGGGTCAACAGCAACTCGCCCATTACACCGAGGAACGCACTCAACTTGAACAGCGCAACGGCCGTGAGTTCCCATATAAGAAGGAACTGGCAGAAGCGAAAGAGCGTCTTGCCAAGTATGAGGAAGCCATGAAGAAAGAATTGGCAGAGAAAGAAGCCAAGTATGCCGAACTTGACAAGTCGGTAGAAACCGCTTCGGACATCACTCTGACCGATGAGGACAGCACGGACACACCTACCACCGGGGACGGTAACAAGTACCGCCTTGTCGCCGAGCGTGAGCTGCTTGACTTCCTTGACGCACAGCCGTTGAAGAAAGGCTACCGCTATTCGCAGTGGGCTAACATGGGCGTATTGCCACCCATGACCGCCAAGCAGAACGGTGAATGGCGTGCGCCGATGATATTCAGCCGTTGGGAGCAGAGCGAAGAGGGTATGCGCAAGGAAAATGGCAAAGCCGACCTTGTGCAGGGCAACGGACGCACCACTGGGGATGTGGCATACAATCCATATTTCCATATCCGTACCTCTCCTATCAATGACCAGTTCACAGCCGCCTACGACCGCCCCGAACTTCTTGTTGTAGAGGGTTACTACCCCGAAAGCGAGGAAACGAGCGGCTATCAGGCCGAGGGCGCAAAGGATTCCGTAGGTCTTATGGATTGGCACAGCGGAAGCGTCAACGGTCAGTTGAGCGATGACACAAAGGTTCAGACCATGCTGTCGCGCTATTTCAAGCCGGGGCGCATTGTTCCGTGGAGCGAGGTTGCAGACCTCATCATGGAGCGCGTGGGCGACCAAAAGATTACGTTCCCCATAAATGCCGTTCCCCCGATGCTCCGTGCCGAACTCGCCAAGCGTGGCGCAAAGTTCGGTGACATCAGCGGAAGTGTGGCAGAAGCCGACATACCGATGCTCAATGAACTGCGCGATCGAGTGAACGCAGGCGAATGGGATGCAGGTCTTGAAAAGGCACGCGCTTACCTTGACGCTTACGAATCATCGACCGAAGCCAAAGAAGCGCGTGTCGCTGACCTATCGGCAAGAGCCAACACCCCAGTCCGTATCGTGAGGACGCAGGAAGAAGCCGATGCACTCCACACTCGCAGAGAGAGGCGTGCTAAAGGCTGGTGGAGCGCAAAGGATGATGAGGTTGTCATCGTGCTGCCCAACAACGTCAATGTAGCCGATGTGGACAATACGTTTGTCCATGAGGTTGCAGGACACAAGGGTCTGCGTGCGCTCATTGGAGAGGAACGCTTCGATGAATTCCTCGGCGAGATTTACGACCACGCTTCAAACCCTATCCGCAAAGTTATTGACAAGATGACCGACAGGATGGTAAGCGATGAAGCCGACCGCCTGCGCGTGCGCAAGGCACAGGCCCATGAGCGTGCCGGGGAAGATGTGAACGCCAACTATTACACCGACATGGCAGAGGCTCGTGTGGAAGCCGAGAAGAAGCGCGAGGAGTTCCGCAAGGAAGCCACCGAGGAATATATGTCAGACCTCGGCGGCCGAATCGGGAGCGAGGGTTTTGAGAAGATGAGCCGTGACGAACTGACGCTTTGGGGCAAAATCAAAGCCAAAGTGCAGGCTTTCCTCGACAAGTTCCTGCAAGGTCTGAAAATCGCCAAGAGCATACGCCTCAACGATAAAGACCTTTCCTACATCCTATACAAGTCATGGAAGAACCTGCGCAAGAAAGGTGTCTTTGCCGATGCAGAGGACGTTTTAATGCGCAGACAGACCGGCTATGACGCTGACGATGTTACCCGATTCCGTGACCCCGGCCTGGGACTGGAAGAAACCATCACCAAGATGAAAGCCGAGGCTATGCAGGCCAATGTAGGGAATTTACAGGCAAAACGTGATGCCATGCGTGCTATCGGTGGCAACCTCAACCATCTGCGTCAGGCAATGGCGCGTCAGCGCGAGTATGACATTACGACCGTTAAGAGTGTTGCCGACCTCGCCCGTGTCCTCATGGATAATAATCTGCTTGATGATTTGAGCAAGTATGAAACCAAGAGAATACTGGGGGCAATCAACAATGTAGTTGGCAAGCAGGACGTGAGCCAGTACGTTCAAAAGGTCATGGACATCATGGTTGACAATCAGTTGCGCATGGGTGCAAACACCCTTGGCAGGCTGTTGAGCATTCGCGGTAGCCGTGTCGATGCACGCGGTATTGAGGTGCAGGGCGAACTTGACCCGGACGGACAGCGCATAGCGCAGGTGGTGAGAAAGTCAACATCCCTGCCCAAAGATGACATTGATAACCGCATTGCCGAAGCCATCAACCGCATGAGCAGTACCGACCAAGCCATTGCGGACGAAGCAACGATTGAGTATGCAGGTCTGCAAATCGCACGCCAGTATGTTGAGGACATCACCGAGAGCAAAGCCGAGGAAAAGGCCCTGCGCGACTCTATAAGGGAAGGAAAGGAAGCCAAAGATGCAGGTCAGATGACCGAGGACGCTTACCGACAGTATGTAGAATCCACCGAGGACGCTATTCGTCAGAATAAGATTGAGCGTGCCGAGGCGTTCCACTCACTTGTTGAGCAGGTAGGCGGTGTGCTGACTGAAAGCGTTGAGCGTGCAAAAGCATGGCGCGAAGCCGAGAAACAGCGCGTTGAGGAAATCCACCACAACGCCAACTCCGACATGGAAGGCAGACCGACCGATGAACACCACAAGGATGACCGAATGCAGAAAATGGCGAACAATAGTTTTGCCCGATTCCTGCTTTCGCCTCTCGCTACATTCGACCAGATGTTGCGAATGTTCGGTAAGAAGAACTCACGTGGCGAGGGCTATCTGTGGAACCGTTATATGCGCGACTGGGTAACCGCCACCGAAAAGGAGTACACAGGCTATCGTGACGCTCTGAAAGTCCTTGACGCTAAAGTGAGCGAGATATACGGCAAGGACATGACGTGGGGCGACCTCTTCACCATCGACCGCAAACTGACGAAATCGTCCGTAAGATTCTTTGACGGCGGTGAGATGAAAGACCACGAACTGACGCAGGGCAACCTGCTCTACATCTACATGGCTGACAAGATGAGTGACGGCCGTATGAAGCTGCGCCGTATGGGTATCACCGAGGAAGATATTGAGGACATCAAGAATTTCCTTGACCCGAAATTCATGCAGCTTGCAGACTGGATGCAGGAAGAGTTCCTTGTTGACAAGCGCAACGAGTATAACGAAGTTCACAAGCGTATGTTCGGCGCATCAATGGCCGCTATCGAAAACTATTTCCCATTGAAGATACTTGCCAACGCAAGACTGGAAGATGTAGACGTGGCAGACGATACGACCGACACCGCCCTGCCTGCAACCTCAACCGGCAGTATCATCAAGCGCAGACGCAACAACCTCGCACTTGACGTTACAGGTGCCAATGCTTTCTCGGTAATACTCGATCATCTTCAGCAGATGGAGCGTTGGGCAGCTTTTGCCGAGTTCAACCGCGACCTCAACACCCTGCTTTCATACAAGCGTTTCCGCAATCAAGTGATGAACATGAGCAGTGCGTATGGCGCGGGCAAGACGCTGTGGAACAATTTCCGCAAAGTGAGCAGTATGGCCGCAGGCGCATACCGACCGCCGATTGCAGATCTTGACAAGCTCGCAGTCAACATCGCCAAGGGTGTAACAGCCGCCAAGGTAAGTTTCCGAGTATTCACGGCATTAAAGCAGTTCCTTTCGATGCCTGCCTATGCTTCGGACAGCAACCCCCTATACCTTGCCGCCAATATCGCCAACCCGATAGGTGCATGGCGTTGGTCAATGGAGAATCTTCCGCTGTTTGAAAAGCGTTGGCGCAGCCGTATGGCAGGCGACCCGCGTCTGCTAAAATCCGAAATGGACTGGAAGATGTGGCGTAGCCGTATTGTTGAACTTGCCTCTCGCGTGGGTATGTCGCCCAACGCCTTTGTGGACGCTCTGACAGTAGCAATCGGCGCACACGCCATGTATCAGACCAAACTCGCCAAGTACAAGCGTCAGGGATACGACCCCGATGTTGCCGAGGAAAGAGCGAAGCAGGATGCAACAATCCTCTTCAATCAGACCCAGCAGTCAAGCGAGGGCGCGTTCCTATCCACCATGCAGGTTGACCGCTCATGGTTGAACGTGCTGTTTACCGTGTTCCGCAACTCGTCAATGTCGTACACCCGACAACTCTATGATTCAATCCGTAACATCGGCCGCCGACTGACACCCGGCTATAAGGCGATGTCGGAAGAATTCATGGCAAAGCAGATGAGGCGTGACGGCATAGACCCCGACAAGGCAGACCGCAACGCAAAGCAGGAATACCGCCGTGGTATCATACGCGACCTTGTGCGTGTCGGAATCTTCGGCTACGTCCTGCAACTCGCATGGAACTTGGGCGCATACCTGCCATACCTCATCTTCGGCGATGACGATGACGAGAAAGACAAGATGTGGGATGACGTATTCACGCACACCATGTTCGGAAGCATCGAGGGTCTGACCGGCGGTGACGTGTACAGCAACACGCTCAACGCATGGGCAAAAGGCGAAAAGATAACTCCGTGGGTTGCATCGAAAGATATGCCGTTGGCAAGCGACTTGGAAAACATCTGGACAAAGTGGAACACTGACGAGGTTTCCGCGATGAACGATGTTATCAACCTGCTTGTGCAGTCGGCTGTCGGTGTCAATCCCCAGTCTTTGACTGACGCTGTTGTTGCCATCATGGACGTGTGCGGTGATGATGCACAGACCTCACGCGAGTGCGCCCTGCTCATGACAAGGATTATCAACTGTCCACAGAGCCAACTTGACAAAATCTATTTTGACGAGTTGGGAGCGACTGGCGAAGAGGCAAGCCAAATGACCCCTTACGAAATCGCCGAGCGTTATGCCCGATACAAGGTAAGGCGTGGCGCACCACTGACCGGTTGGGCCTACGGCAATGAACAGCGCGAGAAAATCATGGACAAGTACCGCAAGAAGAGCAACACTCTTGCCAAGGAGAGGCTGACACGCGAAACCGATACGCAGGCAAGTCCGAACATGACCCAGTGGCTCGAAGAGTTTGAGGCGACCAAAGACCGCGTCAGCGACATCAAGAAAGTCAAGAGCCGTGACGAGGACCGTTACTATGAGCTGCTCGATCAACTGGAAACCACGCCCGAATTCAGCCGTTACGAAATCATCAGAGCATACAAGCATGATGTTGACGAGTTGACGAATGAGTGGCTCTACGCGAGGACAGCCGCACAGCGCGACTCCTGCGCACAGGCGATACTTACCCTCAAACGCGAAATGGTAAGAGAATTGAGTGACACGCAACAATAGTTAAATGATTGTGGACGATGCGAGGTATTATCTTTGCACCGTCCACAACATACCAACCGACAATGGCAAAGAAGAAATTACATAAAGCAAGCCGCGTGATGCCCAAGAGTGAAATGGACAGCGTAGCACACAGCAAGGGCCTGGGACGTAACCGCGCCTATGATGTTCTTTGGCAGGCGCAGCAGTATTGGCAGGCGATGGAAACATTCCGTCAAGACCGAGAACGCAACAAGAACTACACCTACGGCAGGCAGTGGGATGACTTGATATGCGTTGACGGCAAGATGATGAGGGAAGAGGACTACATCAAGTCGCAGGGCAATGTCGCACTGAAGAACAACCTTATCCGACGAATGGTGCAGGCTGTACTGGGCGTGTACCGCAGTCAGGCCAAAGAGCCGACCTGCACGGCGCGTGACCGCGATGAGCAGAAATATGGCGAAACCATGTCAACCGTCCTGCAATGCAATATGCAGCTCAACCGCATGACCGAGATTAACGCCCGATGCATGGAAGAGTTCTTAATCTCCGGCTTTGTGGTACAGCGCAAGTGGTATGGCTGGCGCAATGATAAACTGGATTGTTGGACGGACTATGTTCAGCCTAACAATTTCTTTATAGATAACAATATGCGCGACTTCCGTGGTTGGGACGTGTCCTGCCTCGGAGAGGTGCATGACGTATCGTTTGAAGAATTGTGTGAGCGGTTCGCGCATAATCCGGCAGACTACAAACGTCTTGCGGACATATACAAAGATGCCCGTGACACGAATGTATTGGGCGCGGCATTTGAATCTTTCGGTCATCCGTTGCAGGGATACTATGATTTCCTCGTTCCACGCGACATTACCCGATGCCGTGTGATTGAGGTGTGGCGCAAGGAGAGCAAACCTCGCTACCGCTGTCACGATGTCAACAACGGCGATGTGTTCAAAATCGAACTGGAGGACTATGAGGAATTTGTCGGCAGTGTGAACCGAGAGCGAAAGCGCGAGGCGCAGGAACTGGGCATGGACGAGAGTGACGTTCCGCTGATTCAGTGCGAATGGTTCATGGATTCCTACTGGTATTATTATCTGCTAACTCCTTTCGGCGACATACTGGAAGAGGGAGAAACACCCTACGAACACAAGAGCCACCCATACGTTTTCAAGGCTTATCCGTTCATTGATGGCGAGATTCATTCTTTCGTCAGCAACGTGATCGACCAACAGCGTTACACTAACCGCCTCATCACGATGTACGACTGGATTATGCGTGCGAGTGCAAAGGGTGTGCTTCTCTTTCCGGAGGACTGCCTGCCCAAAGGAATGACAATAGAAGATATTGCAGACGAGTGGGCGCGGTTTAACGGCGTGATAATGATAAGACAGCCAAAGGCAGGCACAGCCTTGCCACAGCAGGTTGCCAACAACTGCACGCAGATAGGCATAACCGAGTTGCTGAATATGCAGCTGAAATTCTTTGAGGACATATCGGGCGTGAACGGCGCATTGCAGGGCAAACCCGGCTATTCGGGAATGTCGGCAAGCCTCTACAATCAGCAGGCGCAGAACGCAACAACCTCGTTGCTTGACCTGCTCGATACGTTCTCTTCGTTCATCAGAGATGGCGCGACAAAGGATGTCAAGAACATTCAGCAATACTACGATACTCCGAGAGTTTTCAACATCGCAGGCAAGAACTCGGCTATCGTTGAATATGACCCACGCAAAATCCGTGACGTTGAGTTTGACCTGTCAATTGTCGAAAGCACGTCAACGCCTGCATACCGCGCAATCGTGAACGATATGCTGATGGAGTTGTGGAAAGCGCAGGCAATCTCCGTAGAGCAGTTGCTTGAACATGGCGACTTCCCATTCGCAGACGGACTATTGCAAAGCATCAAGAGCCAACGCGAACAACTGGAGCAGGGTCAGATACCCGAAGGAATTTCACCCGAACTGGCACAGCAAGCACAGCAAGGAGCGAATATGCAAGCCGCACAGCAGGCACAACGCATGCTTGCGGCATAACGAACCCAGTACCAATCAGAAAACGGCCTCGGAAACGGGGCCTTTTCTTTTTTTAGCCGGTCCATGCTGTTTGGGGATAATCCGAGGCATATCCATTTCATAGAAGCAGATGTGCATACCGATAGCGCGTGTCATAAGCAAGTCATCATGCTTGCCGATGATTGCCCCATACGCGCCGTTCTGCTTACGCTCATAGGTTAGATATTCATCAAGACACCGCTTGTCGCGTTCCGTGTAGAGGTGTTCGCGTATGACCTTGACGAGCGTTGATATAATCATCGGCTTTGTGGCAATGTTGGTATGGAAGCCATATTTGCGCGGAACGCCCTGCCTAATCTCGTCCTCGGACTGACGGCGTGCATAAAGGTTGGGATAGATAGTTGAAATCTGATTGAGAATATATTGCGACTGGTCGCCACCCTCAACCTGCCTTTCACGGTCATGCGTTTCCAGTGTGTTGCTCTCAATGACAAGGAGCGATTCATTGTAGTAAGCCGCCACCTGCGCAGCTTTCCACGCGAGGCGGTCAATGTCGCAATGTCCGTACCACTGGGCGACAACAGCCGGGCGACCGCCCTCTATCATGTTCAGACGGTCGATAACAAGAATTACAGACCAGTCGGCTTTTGCAGAGCGACCGCCCACGTCAACGACCGTAAGGTATCGGTCGGTTATCTCCACCTCGTCATCATCTTCGGGTTTGACCCAAATGCAGAACTGCCCCTGCCTGTCCTCATGGAAGCGCAGGTTCTCAAGAGCCTTTTCGCCCTCGTCACTATCCGCATATACATCGCCGATGTAGCGCGGAGGACGGCAGGCGTTTTCAAATTCTTCGACTTGATATTTGTCGAATACCATTGTGCCGGAATGAACGAAAGCCTCAACATCGTCAGAGGGGAACTCGGAAGCCATGATGCCGTGGTCGTTCTTTCCGCTACGCTCCTTGATGTACCAGTTGATTGCTTCCAGTGACGCGCCCTTTTCCCACAGCCACCAAAGATATTTTCCGCACTCTTCACGCGATGACAGAACATTGTCATTCTCCCGGTTGCCGTAGAGCCATTTTGCAAATTCGCGCAACTCTTCGCCACTCTCAAACGGCAGGGAATATTGCTCGATCTGAAACCACGCTATGAACAATGCCTCAAACTGGGATGGTGTGTTAGGGTCAACGGCCGCAGAGTATTCGGTGTGGAAGAAATTGCCAGTGCCATTTGCGGTTGATTCCATCACAATCATTGTGAGCGGACGCAGGAGAATACCCGAACAGGCAGAGCGCACAATATCTTCGGGAGATTTGCCGTCAGTCTTTTTCCATATCCCGACCTCGGAGAGGTGGACGAGCGAATAAGCCCCGCCACGGCAACCGTCAGGGCGTTCGGCAGTACCAATCTTAATCTTGCAGTTGCGCTGTGGAACGCGCCATGTTGAGCCGGACTTACCGACACCGACCATTTTAGGGGCATTGCGGTCGTATGACGCGCCCATGTCGTAGAGCAATTCAATCGGGTACTCCTTAATCATCGTGTCGAACATATCCTTGATTTCATCGGATGCCGTGCCTTGATGTGCGATGATAAGGGAGTTCAGTCCTCGCTTGTGGAAGAACTGCAACCATTCCATATACAACTGGGTCGTAGTGGAGCCGCCCCACTGACGTGCTTTCAGCAGGATAAGACGGATAGGCAATCCTGCCTTGCGCTTCTCTTCAAAGCGCGACACCAGTATGCGTTGCGGATAGCGTAGCCGGAACAGCACGTCAGAGCCTGCATCCTTGTTGTGAATCCATACAAGGGTTGCGGCCCAAAAGGGAAAATCGTGCCGATAGCGCAGGCGTATAAACTTCTCGGAAACCTTGTCATGGTCTGTGTCGTTCGGCTCAACGTGCAGGACATCCGAAAGAAATCTATCAATAGAGCCTGCCTTAACCAGTTTGCTGACAAAGGGGATGGACATCATTTCCGCAGGCAACCACTGGACAGGCATGACGAAATCGGAGATAGATACCTTGACCCTTTCCCCAATAGAACCCTCTCCAGTGATCGGGTTGAACGAAGCATACATCACCTCATTGCGGCGGTCGTTCTCCGTCAATATCTTGTCTATATCGGTCAAACTGCTTGTCATACCAACCATTCTTAATGCGGTATATGAATTCTCCTACTGTGCGAGGTGTAAGATAGAATTTCGGCGCAGGCTGATGGACAACCTTAGACACCAGTTCAAAGAGCGATTTATCGGGGTGCAAATCGCGGAGAGCCAAGTACCTGCGAAATATCTCTTCAAACATCTCGCGTTTGTTCTGACGCATACGCGAAAATGGCTTGCCAACCAACATACGCGCCACCTCCACGGCGGCCCGCTCTTCGGAAACCCAAAAGCGTCTTGCAGGTGATTCAGCCACCTTCTCAAAAATTTCGGGCATAATAATGTAATTCGCCAAGGCGAGTTGCTCACGATACGCACGCATGAGGTCATCATTGCGCTGACTTGTGAAATCCATTATAGAACCGAAATGTTTAGCCATCTATTCCATTGCGATGTTGATTGGTAGTTCCTATGCAAAGTTACCTAATTCACGTCACAAAACTTAAAAGTCGCGCCCGAATTTATAGACTTATTTTTGCGCATAGATAATGACCCAACCATAAGATTTTCAAAATAATGGCTGATAATAACGAAGTTAAGAGCAGGCGCGACCAACACCTTGAACGGCTGCGCAAGAAATACCCCGAAAAGAAATTCGAGGACGATGAGGAAATCTACGGACAGATTTCCGATGATTACGACAATTACGAGGCAGAGTTGGAGGGGTATCGCGGCAGGGAGAAATCTCTGTCGGATATGTTCGCGGCCGACCCTCGAAGTGCGCAGTTCCTCACCGATATGCACAACGGCACTGACCCGGTTCTCGGTCTTGTGCGCAACTTCGGCGTGGAAATCAAGGACGTGCTTGACGACCCCGAAATGCAGGACAAGATTGCCGAAGCCAACAAGGATTATGTCGAGCGCGTAGCCAACTCCAAGAAACTGGACGAAGAGTATGAGAAGAACATGAACACCACTCTTGAAACTCTCCGTCAGTTCCAGTCCGAGCGAGGCATGAGCGATGAGCAGATTGACAAGGTCGTAGAACTCCTACTCGGCATAGTCCGTGACGGCGTTATGGGCAAGTTCAGCACCGAAACTCTTGACATGGCCTGCAAGGCTCTCAACTACGATGCCGATGTAGCGGCCGCAGGTGAAGAGGGAGAGATAGCAGGACGCAACGCCAAGGTTGTGGAAAAACTGCGCAAGAGCAAGAAAGGTGACGGCACAGCACCAATCGGAGGCAAGAACGGACAGGGCGCGACACCGACGCGCAAGGAGCAGTCTATGTTTGACCTCGCCAACGAAGCCATGTAGTCATGGACGGCGTTGTGGTACACTGCCCCGATGAGGGCTATAAGGTAACACCGACAAAAGGTTCGGCAGGAATCCGCAGTCATGTTGCAGGCGCGACCGCTTCCGTCAGCAATCTTGCATCCGCGACTGGTGGAATAGGCAAAGGCAATTTCATTGAAAACGACAATAAATAAATCTTTAATCTCAAAATTTTTCCAACCATGGACGGAGAAACAGTAAATGTTGGTGGTACAAATCCCACCCCGACCCCCGGCTCAGCCGGAGTCAGTTCGCAGGTAAGCGGAGCAGCCGCTACTGTGGGCAATCTCGCAGGGGCAACTGGCGGCATTGACGGTGGCAACCTCGTGCAGCCCGACCTTGACGAAGAACTCTACAAGTTTAAGGGCGATGACACCCCTCTCATGCAGATTGCGCTGAAAGCAAAGCGTGTCAAGGTAACATCGCCCGAAGTTGACCACTACATGATTGACGAGCCTCGCACCTGCGTGACCACAACCGCCGCCGTTGCCAAAGGCACAAGCAATCAGTTCGTAGTTTCACTTGACGGCGACGACCAGCAGATTCCGCGCCCCTACGGCACGTTGCTTGCCGTTGGTGTTGACGGCTATACCGAGGACGGAAGCAAGGCAACGCCCGGCAAAGACCTCATGCTGTTTGTTGTCGGTCACGACCCCACAACAGGCAACCCCATCTGTCGCGCCGTGAACGGTCCCAAGTCAACCACCGATGCCGAGTATTGCACCACACCTGCAATTCCCGCCGGAACGAAACTCATTCTGCTCGGCAACGCGCTCTATGAAACGCAGAAGAAGGTTGACCCCGACCTGTTCGTTCCGCAGCCCACTCGCGTGTTCTTGCAGAAGCGTGGCATGAACCGCATCGTGTCGGACTACTTCGATGCCGTCAAGAAGCGTATCCCGTTCACCAAGGCAATCATCGCCGAGGCCGCACTCACCAAGTTCAAGTGCGACACCAACCGTTCCCTGCTTGCCGGGCGCAAGGGCAAAATTAAGGTGAACACACCCGAAGTCGGCGTGCAGGATATCTACTTCTCTGAGGGCGTGCGCTATCAGGTGAAGAAAGAGATTCAGCACATCGGCAAGTGGACTTACGAAGAGTTCATCGCTCTTGCCAAGATGTTCTTCACCGGCGAGGACGTTCCGAGCAGTGGCCTGGCCCTCTGCGGCAAGAACTTCCTTGAGAACATCCAGTGCATCGACTTCTCGAAGCACCCGGAGGTCAAGATTGACGTCAAGACCAACAAGTTCGGATGGACCGTTACCGCCATTCACACCGTGTTCGGCGACATCGAGTTCAAGCGTGAGCCGACCTTTGACCGCCTCGGATGGAGTAACTCGGCATTCCTGCTTTCGCCCGACCGCCTTGTGCGTTACGTTCTCGCCGCCGAACACTCATCGTCTGACCGCGTGGAGGGCGAAGAGGCAACACGCGAGAGCATTCTCACATGGGATGCAATCGCCCTCAAAGGCTCGTGCCACTTATGGATCAACGGCGAGGACACCACCGCCAACGACAACGTCAACGAGGACGCAGCCCACTATCTATTCTACGAAGGCTCTACCGCACCCGAATCGCCGGTTGACGGCGGTATCTACTACCTGCTGAGCGACTGTCCCGGTATTGCGGCCACCGCTGTCAAGGGTACGCTTTGGCGTGCCAAGAACACCACCACTACCACAGGTGAGGGTGCTTCCGCGACCACCAAGACCACAACAACGTGGAGCGAGTATGAGGTTGGCGATGTAATCAGCGTCTAAGGCCCATCAAGACTAAGTAAACAACAGAGAGGCGGACTGGTAGAAATGCCGTCCGCCTCTTTTAATAAATGCCACAACAATGAAAAAAAAGAGAATAACTTACGGCGTGTCGGGCATGATGGAATATCAGAGCATCATCCGCTTCGGTAAGAATACCCTCAAGGTAACATTTACTGGAGGCAGTATGAATGCCATCGGCGTGACACCTGCCACATACACCACCAGTAGTTTCCTCATTCAGCAGGCAATAGAGAACAGCAACGAGTTCAAGCGCGGACGCATCCGCATTGTCCGAACCATAGAACTGGATGAAGAAATCCACATCGAGCGACCCAAGCCTGCTACTGCAATCGCAGAGCGACCCAAGCCTGCGCCCACGCCCACACCCACGGCAGAAGCCGAGAAAGTCCCCGAACCTACCGAGGAAGCCGCAGCCGCCGAGGTCAACGCCGAGGACGGCGCGACATCAGAGAAACAGCCCGAAGAATCCGCGCCGACCGCACCGCTCACGCAGGTTGAATTTTCCTGCAACGATGATGCAAAGGACTACCTTGAGCAGACTTTCGGCTACGTCCGTAGCAAGCTGCGCAACCGCGAGGACATCATCAATGCAGGCAAGGCCCACAACGTAGAGATAATCTTCGTGTAAACGTCCGGCGATATGGTGTACAAAATCCTGCAAATTGCGCGTGACGTGCGTATCGCCATAGACGAAAACAAGACGAGCGAACAACTGATAGCCGATGAGGATATTGACACCCTGTCGCTGAACGATATTGTGCGCTCCAAGATTGTCGAGGCTGTGCGCAGGGTTGTGACCGAAGCACCCACGCACCTGCTTGACGGCGGTCTGCCATTCGGCGATGCCGTCTTTTGGCGAAGCAAAGGTTCGGGTTGGACACTCCTGCCCGAAGATTTCATGCGCCTATTAATTTTCAAAATGAGTGATTGGGAGCGACCAGTGTATGAACCAATCACAGCCGCCGACCCTCAGTATCAGCTGCAATTCTCACGCTACAAGGGACTGCGAGGAAATCCGCAGAAACCAGTTGTGGCTATTGTCAGCCGAGCCGAGGGCCGTGCGCTGGAATTATTTTCCTGCAAGGACAAGACCGCGACCGTTGAGCAAGCCGTCTATATCCCTCTTCCGAAAGTGGATTGTGACGGCGGTATCGAAATCCCGGAGCGGTGCTATATGTCGGTGGTCTATCAAGCCGCCTCGCTTGTACTTGCCACAATCGGTCAGAGCGAACTATCCTCAGTAATGTCAGAACTTAGCAAACAACTTTTAGTATGAGTCAGATAAAGACAACCGAAATTGAGGGTGATGTGGCTATCGGCAGACACGTCACCGCAGGCGGTAACGCGACCATACAGGGGAATACGACTGTCAAGAAGAATCTGAAAGTTGAGGGATGGCTTGATGCCCGAAACATCAAAGGCCCCAACAAAGGTATCTTCCTTGACGTGACTAAACTCCGTGAGGCATATCCGTTACCGCATGACGGTTGGTGGGCATTAGTCGGCAACACCCTGCCTGCACCCCTATACATCGCAGACGGCGGTGCATGGGTAGCGACTGGTGAATCGGCAGGCAACCCGACCATTGACAGCCAACAGTACAACGATGCCGTTGCGGCCCTTGACGCTGATTTGAAAGAACTGGCGAAAGATGTATCGGCAAATGCGCAGAGCATTGAGCAGATACGCACGCAGATAAACACTATCGGCAGTTCGGTCAACACCCTTACATCTGATGTGTCGGGTCTGAAAACTCGCGTATCCAGTGCCGAAACGCGCATAAGCACAGCCGAGGGCAACATCCAGTCAATCACCAACAGCAAGGGTATGCCTAACGGCATAGCAAGTCTGGACGCAGGCGGCAAAGTGCCGTCAGCCCAACTGCCCGGCTATGTAGATGACGTGGTCGAGTTCAATGCAATGGTATCGGGTGTCACACCTCTTGCCGTATCAATCAGCAAGAATTCAACCGATACAGGCTGCATGGTGGTTTACGATACCGAAAACAACGTATTCCTGCTTGCAGTATCCAACCGCACAATCACCGATGAGCAACGCGGGGACTGGATAAACATACGAAGACCTATCAAGTTGCTCAATCAGCCTGCGGCCACGATTGAGGGAGTTGCCACACCAGTAATTAACGTAGGCGACTTTTGGGATGTTCAAGGAGAGAAAGTTGCCCTCATCCAGTCGGCATTCACCTACTACAACAATTGGCTTGACGGCAGTTCTTTCGGAGAAGCAACCACTGACGGCCGAGTACCCGAGGGGGGCAAGGTCTATATCTCCACATCGGATAACAAGACCTATCGTTGGAGCGGTTCGCAGCTCGTCATCATCGGCAATGACCTCGCATTGGGGCGCACAGCCAACACCGCATTCCCTGGCGATGCAGGCGCACTCTTGGAAAACGATGTCACGAACATCACAATGGACTTGTCAAACAATGTCGCAAGGACAAGAGCCATAGCCATTCTTCCATTTGACGGCTTTTATGACGAGGACAATGTTCCTGCCACTGGAGTATGGTTCAGACGCAACGCATCCAACGAGGGCGGTAACTGCTATATGTGGCCCGCAAGCGGAGAGTGGCCATCGGGATTCAGTTTAAGCGACTACAATACATCGTCCCACGGATTCAGCGTAGTCCGTGATGATGTTATATTCCGTTATAAGAACGACCTCTACCGCTATGACGGCAAAGACCTTGTAAAGGTCGGCGGTGCATCGGTAGGCAATACGTTCAACCTCACCGCCGAAATTCCCACGCCCGACCCCGACAAGGTGTTCTACACCATGAACGACAAGACCGACAAGTATTACGCGCCTGCCGTTGTCGTTGCCCAAAACAAAGCCAACTATGGCTTGCAGATAACCTTTGCCGTGGCTCACGGCTCATGGAAGATTTACCAGTATGTAGGCACATCGCTTGAAAGCGAGGACGTGCTGAATAGCGAAAACTGGCTCGATCTCGCAGGCATGAGCGCAGGCGCGGAAGCAATCGTGAATGTGAATGAGGTATGCGAGGACAAGGATTATACCATGTCGCTTGCCATTCAAGCCCTCATAGACCTGCGTGACACCACCGGGGTCAACTATCTCAAGGCAGGTCTTATCATCACATACCGCCGTGATTCCTCCAAGACACCCCATGTATGGGAAACCAAGCAGTTTGTCGGTCAGATAACCGACATATCCGCTACCAACGGCGATGACCTGTGGCCCGACTTCGGCGGCGGTGGAGGTCTGTCCTTCGACCTCTCCAACGAGCCGGAGATAAACGGCACGAAAGCCCTCTCTACTGGCGGTGCATACGACATGGAGCAACGCTCATTCGGAGGCTTGCAGATAGAACCCGACCCCACGGACTACATCATTCAGGCCGTAAGCAAAGCAGGTAATCCACTCGGCGATTCCGTGAAGATACCGAAGAGTAACGGAGGCGGTCAGAGCGGAAGCACACTCACCATCTACTGCGAATCCGCAGTGTGGGGAGCGTTCGGAAGTAAAATCATGCTGTCAGCCGCCATCAAGAGCGTAACCTATGACGGAGAGGATGAGGTGCTTGGGACAATCCGTTCACTCAGCATCATCGACCCCACAACCGACATAGAGTTGTGGAGCGAGGTTGTCAATCAGCCGTCCTCTACCTCGGCCAATGACCTAAAGTTTAGTTTCGACTTTACCGCCTTCATCACGGCCGCATCGAGCAAGGACTACAAAATCAAAGCCACTGACGCAGACGGCAACGAGCGCACGCGCGTAATCAGCGTTACTGCCGTGGACGTGACGTGTACCTGCGTGCAGACCCTCAACTATTCAGCCGCCACCGCTCTTGAAGTCGGAGGCAGGGAGAAGAGCCTGCCGATGTATAAGTTTGAGAACAACGTCAGCACAAAGCAGGGCATACTGGTGACAACCGAGATGTTCTACAACGGCGCATGGCGCACCCTCGGTACGGCTACTATCACAGACCAATACAGCCACAACATCAGCATCGACCCGAACAACGTGTTCGGAAATTCCGAAAAACTGGCGCACGGCTCTTATCCCCTGCGCATACAGGGCAAAGACCTCGCTTCGGGTGTGACCGGCAACACCATCTATACCGCCGTGATGTGCGTTGACGCGAGCAACACCACGCCGATTGTAGTCATGCGCTACGATGACCGCAACGGCGGCAAGGTACGTCTTTATGATTCCATCGCGCTTGACGTGGCCGCCTACACTCCGGGCAAGACACGAACCGCCATAGAGGTTGTGATTGACGGGCACACCGCCACCACCGCCAACTGCGAAGCCAGTCAGACCCTCAACGTCACCAAGCAGATACAAGGCTATGCCTCGGACGGAAGCAAGAGTTTTGACGTGTTCGCCAAGAGCGGAACATCCAAGTCCTCAACAATCACTCTGACGGTCGAGGGTTCTGCAATTGACGCAGAAATCAAAGAAGGTGCATTGTTCGCTTTCGATTTCTCCACGCGCAACAACAGCGAGAGCGACCACACCATAGAGGACAACGGCTACACCATGAACGTTATCGGGAGCAACTGGAACTCCAACGGCTTTGTGTCCGTCCTCGGTGAGAATGTCTTACGCATCGCGGAGAATGTAAAAGCGGAGATTCCTTACGCTCCGTTCTCGTCCTCTGCTCTTGAAACGAGCGGAGCCGCCATCCAGTTGGCATTCTCCACCAAGAGCATCAAGGATAGAAACGCCATGCTATGCGAGTGCTACGACCCTGCGGCAGGTGTCGGCTTCTATATCCGTGGCAACGAGATTGTGCTGACGGTGCTTAACGGAACGCCGAGGCGACAGCGCGTAGGCTTCAAATGCGGAGAGAAGATAACAGTCGCCGTGGTCGTGGAGCCGGGCAGCAAGTATGTCACATACAAAGCCTCTGACGCATCGAACGGAACGAACTACTCCTTTGTCAAACTCTACGTCAACGGCGAGGAGTGCGCGGCCATAGGCTATCAGCCGGGGACGAGCGCACTGCGTCAGAACAAGACAATCATGTTCAATTCGGAGAACGGCGACTTCAACCTCAACTACTTCATGCCATACAGCTCGTACATGGAATGGTTGCAGGCATTCCGTAACTACCTCTGCAAGTTGAGCAATGTGAACGCCATGATTGCAGAGTATGACAAAGAAAACGTCCTCGACACAACCGGTAAACCATCTATGTCGCTTATGTCAGCCAAGGGTATCCCTTACTATGTGATTGTTGCCGACCAGACCACATTCAACAACTTTGACTATGCTCTGAACGGCGGCACATCAACCAGTGACCAGTTCGCCTGCACACTCTACTACTTCAACCCACAGCATCCCGAATGCAACTTCAAGGCTGTCAACGTACTTTGGCGCAGGCAGGGAACTACATCCGCACAGCGACCTATCAAGAACGACCGCTTCAACTTCAATAAGAAGAACAAAACGACTGGACTTAAAGCCACCGTCACCCTGCTCAATCCCGATGACAGCACGGAACTGGGACGCAAGGCGATACTGGCGGCGAAGCACAACAAGGTCTATGTGTCGGAAACCGGTATGTTTGTAGATGTGGTAACAGTCAAGGTTGACTATTCGGACAGCAGTAACGCCAACGACTGCGGAGTATGCGACCTTATGAACGCCACATTCCGCGCTCTCGGATCATCGTACATGACCCCTGCACAGAGAGCCTATGACGGAACGCAAGGCCTCGGAGGCGGTGATGTGCTGACAGGACTGGAGATGGACCACTCAACCAAGAACCACCCGATAGCCTGCTTCCGCGCAACTACGGACACTTTGCAGGACGCATGGTTTCATGCCAAAGGTAACTGGAAAGAGGATAAAGGAGAACAAGTTGCCCTCGGCTTCAAGGACACACCCGGCTACAACAAGGGCTGTCTTAACTACGGTGACTTTGTGGAATATTTCGGTACTCCCGAAGAAACTCTTGCGCAGACCGAGGCACGATTCATAGCAGACCCCGAAACCAATACCGAGGCCGCACACAAAAACGTGTACCTAATCTCGCAATATTGCGGACGCGATTATGCAATTTATCGCTACAAGAACGGCGCATGGACGCGCTCGACAGGCTCTATGAAGCAAGTCAACGGCAGGTGGGTTGTAACCGGCGATGTACTTAACCCCGTCAGCGGATACGAACTCCTACAATACGCAGGCATGGACTGGTGGCAGGGAGTGGCCACTGTCGAGGATATGATGAAGCCGTCAACGCAGATGTCCTCGTGGGTTCGCAAACTCGGACTTGCCGCAACGGAATATCCTGCATGGACATACTACTTTGAGTGCATGATTGACGATGACCAACTCCAAGAGGATTTGGCACTCGGCAAGAAAGTTCCATACGACCTCTTCAACATGTTGAGTTTCTTCAACTCCTGCGACTACTCAAGAGTAACCGGGTGGGAGAAAATATGGCGCGAAAATGCCTATCGCTACATGTCGCTTGAAAGCGCGATGGCATACACCGCCTTTACCGACTACCTCGCGGCCGTAGACCAACGAGCCAAGAATATGCAGCCTATGTTCTTCTTGGAGGACGGATGTTCGGTAGAGAACGGCGTTTATTCCGGCTACCGCAACATGGAGCCGACCCGAATGTACCTCAACAAAGTATATGACTGCGATACCTGCAACGGCGCTGACAATGACGGCGGTCGCGACATAGACGCGGAGATTAACCCAAACAAGATGACCGATGAAGCCACCGGCTACACCAACCCCTATATGGGCTATGGCTCGGTACTCTTCAACAACATGGACCGTCAGCAGGAATGCTGGAACAGCAACGACCTCGGCGTTACAACCATATCGCTGAAAAGTGTCGTAAACCGAATGCGTAATCAGACAGCGCAGATTGACGGCAAGACAATGGTTCCGTTCTCGCCTGACGGAGCATTGTATTTCTTTGTCGAGAAGCGGTTGCTGTTCTGGCCTAAAGTCATATCCTCGTATGATGGAGAGCGTAAGTATATAGACCACACAGGCATAGCAAACCTGCCGTACTTCTACGCGCTTCACGGCCTGGGACTGACAACACTGCCACGATTCATTGAACAACGTTGGGCAATCCGCGATGGCTACTATCAGACTGGCGACTTCTTCACCAATCCATTGAGCGGACGTGTGTCGGCAATCAAAGCCGATTCCAAAATCTACATCACCGCAGCCGCCTCCGGCTACTTCGGCATCGGCAACGATGCAAGCGGTCAGTTGTCGGAATCCGTCTTTTTGGAAGCAGGAGAAAGCCACGCTTTTACCAGTTTCGCCCATGACGCAGGTGCATTGCTCTACATCTATCAGACCGGACGCATGAGCAAGATTGACCTTTCGGAAATGTCCCTCGCGTTCCACTTTGACGATTTGAGCAAACTGCAGCTTGCCGAAGAAATCATACTGGGCGGTGACAAGCATACCGAGAACACCGCGCTCAACGGCTTCAATCCTCTCGGCAACCTGACGTTGGGAGATATGCCGTTCCTGCGTATCTTTGACGTGAGCAACACCACGGCTACCGGCATTGATGCAAAGGGCTGTCCGCGCATTGAGTCAATCAACGCAAGCAACACACCGCTTACCAACTGCGACCTCGCGCAGACATCGCCTATCGAAACGCTGAAACTGCCTGCGTCAGTCACCAAACTGGAACTTGTGAACCTGCCGAGGCTCACATATCCCGGCGGTCTGACACTAACAAGCGTCAACGGCATCAACCGTCTGTGGGTAGAGGGTTGCGACTTCGTGGACGTGGAGAGCCTTGTGATGACAATCGCAGAGGCAGGAGCAATCCGCGAGGTCCGCATTCCGAACATCAACATGACCGCCAGTGTGTCGGTTCTGCGTCAGCTGCGCAAGACCAGTGCCATCGGACTTGACGCGACTGGCAAAGCCTACGAAGAGAGCGGACAGTGTTCGGGCATCACGGGCCGTTGGATATTATCGGAACTCATTGAGGATGCTGACACAGACGGCAATGCAGGCATGACAACACTGAGCAACTATTTCCCCGAACTTGATCTCATCAACTCCCAGTTCTCTCTGCTGAAGATTGATGACACCATCACCGGAGATTTCTGCGAAAGGTATAGCAACCCCGAAAATCAGACTGGCGCGGACTACAACAAGGCATTCGCGCCGAGCGGTCACACCCTCAAAATCAAGCAGGGTACGCACGCTTTCAAGTGTACGTTCAATTCCAAACTCAATCAAATGGAGGGAGTGCAGTTGAGCGACACCGATTTCGGCTACCTCAATTCGGGCGAGAGTTGTGACAACTCCGACCAAGCCGGAGAGGGTTTTGACATCTTCCACCACCTGCCGCACCACTGGTACAAGGGTGTGAACGATTACAAGAATCAGAAGAAATACATCTTGTATTCCACAACGGATGACGAACCTCTATCGACCGTCAACAAGAGCGTCAAGGCTATGCTTTCAGAATTGCTCTATGCCGAGAACACCGGGGTCTATGCAGACGAGGCGCAAGTAGGCGAAACCATTGATGATACAGTCATAGCCACAGCCTCAAACACTAACGCCTATCGCATGGACATAGAGGGCATGAAGCAAGTACGCTGGCCCGGACTCAACCACGCACGCCTCGGCGCAGTGTTTACTGACGCTGACGGCAAGATTGTCGGCTCATTCATCATGCAGGTAAGCCACACCTACTTTGACTTCTCAATCGGCAACTACATCTTCTGTGATGTGCCGAGCGGTGCAAAGTGGATGTACTTCACCTCATACCGTGACATCGGCGACATCATGTGCCTTGCCGTAGACAGTTCACACATTGAGGCGATCGAACCAGAATGGACGGAACACACGGTCGGTGATAACGACAGCCTCATCGGAACATACCCGATTACGATTGACGGACTGAAAATGCCTCGCAGTCTTTCGGGTGCAATCCGTTCAAGGAAAGGTGACGGCAATTCAACCACCTCGTCCGAGTGGGCGTATGATTCAGACGGCAATCCGACCGAAACCCCAGTCGGGACTATCCACTACACGGCAAAAGATTTCCAAAACAGCACTCGCAGGCGCGGAGCAGGCTATCAGTTGCAAGACTACGAACAGCACAAGGAAATCAGCAACCTATGGTGGGCGTTGAGCGGAACGACCAACGAGCAGGCTGTTGTCGGCAACGGAGCGCATGACGCAACGCTGAACGGACGTGACTCCATCGGTATGGCTGACACGGAATATGTCGGCAATGCCATGAACTCAATACTGGGACTCAAGCACTATGTCGGCTGTGACTCGGAATGGATGGACTATATCGCTTGCAACGTGCGCAGTTATGCGGAGTTCTATAAGAATCGCTGTCTTGACAACAACAATGACGACCCGATTGACTACAAGGCGCATATCTATGACCCTGTCACAAAAACGGAGCGTGTCGTTCAGACAGTGACTGGCAACGGCAACTGCGTTGTACGTGTCGTTCATGGCGCGAAATGTGATATTCTTGCAAGCAAGGTTCATCAGACCGACACAAGCAAGTACACAACTCACTATGCCGCCGGACACTGGTTACCCGGCTCCCGTGGCCGTGTGGTTTTGCGGTCGGGCAACAACTCGAATGTGTATGGCGGCCTCGCTTTTGCGAGCGCGAACAACGCTTCTTCGAACTCGAACACGTACTACGGTGGTCGGCTCGCCTTCCGCGGAAAATTCGTCATTGTCGCATAGCGTAACTCGTCATCACGAAAAAGCGCAGAGGGAGAACCGACCAACGGGAGGTTGCTCCCTCTCCTTTTCTCGCGTAAGCGAGTCGAGATAGGCGAAAATTTTGTAACTTTGCACCTTGAAAGGCAGATAACCCCGCGCGCCGTGTGGTTTTGCGGTCGGGCAACAACTCGAATGCGAATGGCGGCCTCGCTTATGCGAACGCGAACAACGCTTCTTCGAACTCGAACACGAACTACGGTGGTCGGCTCAAATTCTGAATGGTTAAACACAATCGGATGACCCTGCACGCCTGCGTGTCAGCACAGCACTCTCCGAGGGGTTTGCGCCTCGGCAACAGCATAACAATATGGAAAGCCGGAAGAACATTATAACCAACAGTGGAGAGGGGCAATGCTCCTCTCCACAGGACCGGAAGGCGGTCACAGACATAGCGACATTCATGGAGTTGACCGAGGATTGCCCCTCGGTCAACTATCCTTTATGCAATCTCATCCCGGAGATAATCACGGAAGCCAATTTAGAATCATCGTTCAATCGCGTAATAAGCAACCTGCGACAGTCTGCTACGGACAGCGAGAAAAAGGATACAGTTATCATTGACGGCAGGGAATACACGAAGAGGCAGGCGCGATACGTGCGAAAAAAGAAAGATATTAAGGAATATCTCAGACTTTCTATAAGCAGTGGAAGATTCTGTATAACCCAACTGACCTCTTTTGAAACGCAGGACGGCCCGAAAACAAGGATAGTACAAGCACCCATTGTAGTGGAGCGCATGGGAAGCAACGCCATAATGGAGGTTGTCGAAAGGCGGCTTGCTCCAGTCTTGATTGAAAACACGGCCGCTTCCATAAAGGGGCGAGGCCCACACGGATTGTTCCATGAGATACAAGCCGCGATAGAGGCTAACCCGAATCTGAAGTATTATTACCAGTCGGACTACAAAGGATATTACGACCATATAGTTCATGACGATATGATTGCCATTATCGAGCGATACATATCCGACCCGATATTATTGCCGATGTTGCGGAATTTCGTGAAAGCCCTGCACCCCGATGGGGACATAGGTATCAGTAAGGGCTTACGCTCATCGCAGTTTTTCGGCAACCTCTATCTGAACGACCTCGACCACGCCATGATCGAGAAACACGGAGCGACTTACTATTTCAGATTTTGTGACGATACGTTTATACTGGCAGAAAGTAAAAGAGAGTTATGGAGATTAAGGGAGTGCTTACATGAAGAGAGTTCAAAACTCGGACTGACAATAAAACCGAGCGAAAGGATTGCGCCCATAACAGCAGGGATGGACGCACTTGGTTATGTGAATTTCGGCGACTATGCCCGAATACGCAGGCGCACGAAGCAGAACGCGGCCCGTAAACTGGCAAAGGTGAAATCGCGGAAACGCAGACAGGAAATCATAGGCTCATTCAAGGGTATGGCGTGCCATGCCGACTGTAAGTATATATTTCACTTAATCACTGGTAAACGTATGAAAAAGTTTTCAGAAATGGGAGTGACCTACACTCCTGCCGATGGAAAGAAACGCTTTCCCGGCAAAGTCATGCGCTTAGGCGTAATCCAAAACAAAGAGTTAGAGATTCACGATTATGAGGTAGAGATGGACACCTCATACGGCAACAGCCGCTATCTCGTATCATTCAAGGTCAAGGCGACCGGCGAGTGGGGAAAATTCTTCACCGCAAGCGAAGAGATGAAGAACATCCTTGACCAAATCTCGGACATTGAGGATGGGTTTCCGTTTGAGACAACCATCGTGAGCGAAATCTTTGACGGCAACAAGCAGAAGTTCTCGTTCACCTAATACCATCACACCCCAAAGCGTGACACGTCACTAAACTTAAAAGGGTCTGCAAAGCGCAGACCCTTATCTTTGTGCCAAAAATCCAATAACGATATGGAAAAGATATTTGGCACAACCGTAAGGCAGGACAGCCTGCAACGAACAGGGCGCAACACATGGGTGCTTTTCTTCGGTCTTTATGAAACAGCAGAGGGAAGCACATACGAGTATCGCCATACATTCAACCGCCGTCCGACACTTGACGAGATAAAGGCGGTCATCAACGCGCAGCTCTCAGCAGACGCTGACGAGCGCAAGCGCAACGGCTTCCAATGGAAAGGCGTGCCGGTCCGCTATGATGAGGAAGCCGAGCGCAACATCACCGGGCTTTCGGTCAAGATACCGCGACTGGGAGCCGCCATGTTCCCACTCAAATTCAAACTGGGAGATTACCCGGACGGCTCTCCTGCTTTCCATGAGTTCGCCGATGCCGAGGAATTTGAGAGTTTCACGGACGCTCTCATGATGTTCTCGCAGGAGTGCTACAACAAATCGTGGCAGGAGAAAGCCGCTATTGACTGGACTAAATTCGAGAGCGAACTATGATGATAGCGGAACTTATAAGCGTGACGCTGTCATGCACAATCATGACGCTGTATCTCATAGCGTACATACTTAACGTAGGAGTGCCGACATCCATCAGCGAAACCTACTACAAAACACAGAAGAAGTGGCTCTTCCCGACCTGCACGACTATTGCAGGAACACTCGCCCTTGTACCTCTGCTCAATGTCACGCCCGACAATTATCAGTTCGTAGCATTCTTCATAGTCGCCTCTATCTTATTTGTTGCGGCCGCTCCTGCTTTCCGTGAGGAACTGACGAATCACGTCCACAGCGGAGCCGCCATAATACTGGGGCTGTCGGCACTGGTATGGCTCATACTGACAAGCGGAGTGCCATACATAGCACTCACGGCAACACTTATCGGACTGGCGATAGACCGCAGGCACTTTGTCTTTTGGCTTGAAGCCGGACTACTATACAACCTATACGCATCACTGATTCTGATACTCTCATATCGTTAAAATCAGGCACGGCGCAGGAGCAATCTTGCGCCGTTCTTGTGTCGCGTCACAAAAGTTAAAGTGTGGCAGGGGTAGTATATGGGTAACTTTGCGCCGAACCAATAATAGATTCATCATGAAAAAAGTACCAACCGACAAAGTGCTTCACTTCATTGTGAGCCTCATTTTGGCAATACTCGCATCGACCTTTATTGCCAACGCGATTTACAACCTCATGCCCGACAACCCCGGCGCACGCACTGCCACCGCCTACGGAGCCGCCCTCTTCGTGACACTTGCCATCGGCGTGTTGAAAGAGGCACATGACCGCAAGCAGGCAATCACTTCTGCTGGAAAGACCTTGCGGCCGACACGGCAGGCGCAGTCATCGGAAGCGCAGGCGCATTCGTTTCATATCTTCTCTAACCAATCTCAACAATGGAATCAATCTTATCACTTGACAAAATATTCCTCTTCCTCGGCGTGTTCCTCGCCGTGAGCCTACTGGTAATCATCGCCATTATGCTCGATTTATGGGACGGAGTTTACACGGCGAAGAAAACCAATCAGCGCGTCCACTCCCATAAGTTGCGCGTAACGATAGCGAAGATGAGCGAGTATTGGCGATTCCTGCTGATAGGCTTCCTTGTAGATTGCTTGGGCGTTCTGTTCACATTCTACTTTCTCCCATTCGCGGCCCTGCTGTTCGGCGTGGGTCTGATTGTGGTTGAGATCAAGTCAATGTTTGAACACGCCAAACGGCGCAAGAGCCACATGAAGGAGTTGCCCGAAATCATCAACGAAATCATAGGCGCGGTCGATAAGAAAGACGCGATGAGAATAATCTCCCAATTCTCGGACTTACCAACAACCACCCACAACTGACTGAAACATGATAGTTCTTATTGACAACGGACACGGAAGCGACACCCCCGGCAAGTGTAGCCCCGATAGAAAACTCAAAGAGTATCTCAAGAGCCGCGAGATAGCACGCAAATTGGTAAAGACATTGAACAGCCGCATGGTCAATGCCAAAACTCCGATAGAGGCGCACCTGCTCGTTGAGGAGGACAAAGACATCAGCCTGCCCGAAAGGTGCCGCAGAGCCAATGCCGTATGCGACAAATACGGCAAGGAGAATGTTCTGCTCGTTTCCATTCACTGCAACGCCGCAGGCGCAGACGGCAAATGGAAGAGCGCAGGAGGTTGGTGTGTCTATACCTCGCCGGGCAAAACTAAGGCTGACGACCTCGCCACCGAGATATGGAAAGCCGCTGACGAGGGCCTGAAAGACTACAAAGACCGCTTCCCATTCTTGCAGGCGCAGGGCGCATACGACAGCAGGCAGAAGCCCATGAGGGCAGACTGGAGTGACGGCGACCCCGACTATGAGGCGCGGTTCTACATACTCGTCCACACCAAATGTCCGGCGGTGCTGACCGAATCGCTTTTCCAAGACAACAAGGCTGACTGCGACTTTCTGCTTTCGGAAGAGGGAACAAAAGCAATTGTGGAACTCCACACCAACGGAATCATCAACTACATCAAAAAAATAAAGAAAGCATGAAGAATTTTCTTAAGATACTCTTGGTTGTAGTCGCCAGTCTTGTGGCAGGCGCGTGTCTCTCCAAGCGCCAGACACCCCCCCGCGGGA